CGTTGGCCGCCTCGTTCTCCAATGGCCGGGTGGTCGTTTACTTCTGGGAGGGCGCGGAGGTGGCACGCATTCATGCTCCCCCATCGACCATAGAGCACCCAGAAGTGAAGCCAGTAGGCGAAGGCGGAGTATCCAAGAGGGAGGAGGGGACGTGATGAGCACAGCAGGATGGAAATGTCCGATGTGCTACTCGTGGGTTCCAGATGGCGTAACGCACTCCTGCGCGGCGACGCCGGTCCACTATGTTCCACACCAGCAGACCTACTATACGCCGCAGCCGGATTGGGTTGGCCTTGTGGGGGCCCTGCGGTCCATCGAGGTGCGCCTTGCGGCCATAGCGGAGGCGCTGTCCCGCACCCCATCGACAGTAGGAGCGACGGGAGAGCAGGGACTGGACCGCGAAGGCGGAGTACAAAAGGGCGAAGGCGGAGTACAAGGGGGTTTCGGGAAAGGAATAGGAGATTGACATTGCTGAGGCGACGTCCTTGAACGGCGAGAAGACTCCCGAGGAGCGCGCTGGGCTTCTCGTCTGGCACCTGGCTCACGGGGACGCGTTCAGGACCCGGGACGCGGCGGCCATGACGGGGCTGTCCAGGAGCGCGGCTTGGGCATTGCTCTGTCGCATAAGCGGGTGGATCCCGATCTACGAGACTGACGACGGCCGCTGGCAGGTGCTGACGATGCAGGAAGCGGAAGAGACTGGGGCCCAAAGCCGTGGGCCAGATGGACGGTGGACGAGGGAGGGAAGATGATCTCCTGCTGACCGTTGCGGGAAACCGCACCCCTGTCTGCTAGTGTAGGAGCCGGTACGAGTCAACGGCTCCTTCGCTTTACAGCCTGAGACCGGGGCACCCGAGAATGGGAAACGACGCCCGGACAACCAAGGCTCGTCGAGGCCCGCCTGCGGGTCCTCGGCGCGTTGCAAGGTGAATTGCAGACGTGGCAAAGCCCAAGGCGTTGCGGAAACAACAGCCCCCGAAATCAGCATGGCCGAAGGGGAAGTCTGGAAACCCCAAAGGTGGCCGGCCGAAGTCTGACCATACCTGGGGCGCGATCTTTGCCGAGATCGGTGGATTGACAGGCGCCGCCGCGGCGAAGCGTTGCCACTCAATCGCCGGGCAGTTGGCAGGGATTGGCGATGCGGTCACTCTGAAAGAGGCTGTGGCTCTGCGCGTCTTCTCGGCCCTGCTGTTCGAGCCCAGTGGCAGCCTGCTTGAGAAGGTGATGGACCGCATGGAGGGCAAGTTGCCCTTCCCGATGGATGTGAGTTGGCGCGAAGAGGCGGAGAAGCAGGGTATCCCAGCTTCCGAGGTCTTCGAGAAGATGGTGACTGAGTTCGCAAAGCGGATGAGTGATGCAGATTGATACCCTCCCCCTCTCCGCCCCGGCTCTGGAGCAGATGGCGGCCGAAGCGTGGGAGGAAGCAAAGCGGAGGAAGCAACTTGCAGGTGGCCGCTACCGAACCTTTCAAACGGCATACCGGGACGATCCGGTGGCCTTCATCCATGACTGCATTCGCTGGCCCAAGGGCGAGAAGCCGGCACCGTACCAGGACGCCATTGCGTCGTCCCTGATTGAGCACGTCCGGGTGGCCGTTCGTGGCCCTCACGGACTAGGGAAGACAGCCGAGGCGGCGTGGCTCGTATTGTGGTTTGCCTTGACGCGAGACGGGGAGGACTGGAAAGTCCCGACTACGGCCTCCGGCTGGCGGCATCTGAGTCGATACCTCTGGCCGGAGATCCACAAGTGGGCGCGGCTTCTGGACTGGACGAAGATCGGCCGGCCGCCATTCGACGAGAGGCACGAACTACTGACCTTAACCCTGCGCCTCTCCAGCGGGGAGGCATTCGCGGTGGCCTCGGATGTGCCGGCGCTGATCGAAGGGGCTCATGCCGAACACTTGCTGTACCTGTTCGATGAGGCGAAGGAGATCCCAAACGCAACCTGGGACGCCTCTGAGGGCGCCTTCTCGTCCGGCATTGAGGCAAAGGCCCTAGCGATCTCAACCCCAGGGGAGCCGATCGGGAGGTTCTACGACATCCACTCTCGGAAGCCGGGGTACGAGGACTGGCACGCAATCCACGTCAAACTTGAGGATGCGATCAAAGCTGGTCGCATCTCGCCCAAGTGGGCGGAGCAGAGAAAGCGCCAATGGGGCGAGTCGTCCGTCTATCAAAACCGCGTCTTGGGCGAGTTCGCCGCGCGGGACGAGGACGGGATCATCCCCCTGGCCTGGGTGGAGGCGGCGAACGAGCGTTGGCAGAAGTGGGTCGAGATGGGAAAGCCCGGCGTGCCAGTGAGTCTCGGGGTGGACGTGGCCCGATCTGGAGGCGACAAGACGGCGATGGCGTTGCAGTACGAGGTGGCGGAGATGGACGATCGGCCATGCAAGCGGGCGATCGACGATCTGCGCTTCTCTGTCCGGGAAGACACGATGGCGACTACTGGCCGCGCGGCTGGCATTCTCTCGAAGTACCCCATCCGAGCGTCCGTGGACGTGATCGGCATTGGGGCCGGCGTGGTTGACCGCCTCCGGGAACAGGGATTCTCCGTGGACGGGTTCAACGCCTCGGAGGGTATCGACAGGAAAGACAAGACGGGCGAGCTGGGGTTCACGAACATGCGCTCGGCCGCCTGGTGGAACCTGCGGGAGATGCTTGACCCCTCGGCCAACGAGGAAGTGGCCCTCCCGCCGGACGATGAATTGACCGGCGACCTTACCGCCCCCCGCTGGAAGCTGATGAGCGGAGGCCGGATACAGGTTGAAAGCAAGGACGAGATCCGCAAGAGGCTAGGCCGCTCGACTGACGCCGGAGATGCAGTCATCATGGCGATGGAACGGGGAATCTCATGGCTGTTGACGTGAAGCGGCGCATTCTCTTCCTCGACGGGCAGAAGTCGATTGCCCTGGAGCAGTACCCCGACTCGGCCTGGACCTATCTCATGGGCGGGCCGGATGAGGTCAAGAAAGGGGTCAAGGACTTCTTCGCCGTCGTCCCCTGGTTGCGTAGAGGAGTGGACCTCAGGGCCAACGCGGTCTCAAGTATGCCCTTCGCGCTGGTGGACAAGAAGGGCGAGGACTACGACAACTCGACCGACTGGCAGAACAAGTGCGGCTTCCTCCCCAACCCCTCAAGGTTGCTGTCCCTAGTCGAGGCGTCTCTTGCGCTGGCAAACCGGGCGTATCTGTTCCGGGAGCAGGCGCGGCTGACAACCACGGGCCTGCGGTACATCATCCCGACAGGCGTGACCCCGAAGCTCGATCCGTTGCGCGGGCTGATCGGCTTCACCCGGCCAGTCAACGGTGTACCGAAGCCTTTCGAGGTCGAGCAGTTCGTCTACTTCTGGCGGCCGGATCCCTACGTCGAGATTGGCCCGTCGGATAACAGTCCCGCTCGAGCTGCAGCGATGGCGGCCGGGGTGCTGACAAGCGTGGACACCTTCGCGGAGATGTTCTTTCAGCGCGGCGCAATCAAAGCCACGATCCTATCTATTCAGGGGACAGTCAACCAGGCCGAACGGAACCGCCTGAAGGAGTGGTGGCAGTCGATGCTCTCCGGCCTGTCGAATGCGTGGAAAGCCGAGGTTGTGAACGCCGACGCGGTGAAGGCTACGCAGGTCGGGGATGGGGTAGAGAGCCTGCATGAGTTGACCCTGACCCGAGAGAAGCGGGAGGACATTGCCGCGGCTCTTGGGATCCCCCAGACGCTACTATTCTCGGACGCGTCCACCAACGCCACGGCCGGCCTTGACCAGATGGCATTCTTGCAGCACACCGTGGTTCCCGAGTGCGGCTTCATTGCCGAGGTGTTCAACGAGCAGGTATTCGAGCCCCTTGAACTGCGGATGGAGTTCCGGCCCGAGACCCTGGACGCGTTCCAGGAGGACGAGAACAACCGCTCGGCCTCGCTGCTAAACCTCGTCAACTCGGGGATGGACCTGCTGCTGGCGATGGACGTTCTCGGCTTCGAGCTGACTGAGAAGCAGCGGGCGCAGTTGGAGCCCCAGCCGGAGCCAATTCCAGAACCACAGCCGGCACCCGACATGCAGCCGAACGAGGCGGCGGCCTACGAGATGCGGACCTGGCACCGCTTCGCGAAGGGC